TTCCCATGTTTCTAATGCGCTGGCAATCATGCCCACGGTAGCCACCAAGGCGATCGATTTAGCAAAGGTTTTTAGGGCATCTTTTGTGCCCAAAACTTTCGTGGTATTTAAGGCGTTTTTCAGTGTACGATCTAACAACCCTTGCTCAGCAATCGTCACCCAAGCTCGCCCAGCACTAATGGCACCGGCGACTACAATAGTGTTGCCAGTGGCATAAATGGCTTCGCCCAACGCCGGGTTCTTAAAAGGATTCCAACTGGGGTATTGTGCGACCTTATAGCGGATATTCTCCAAAACCGTCATGGTATTCCATAGGTTCAACGCAAACAGCAAGCCCCCTAATCCACCCAGTTTCTGACTCACCGACGCGCTACTGGTTTTGACGTTTTTCGATAGCGCGCTCAGTTTCTCATTTACCGACTGCTGAAAAGTGTTCATCGCAGCTTGGTTTTTGAGCGTCAGCATCATCGGCAGCTCACTACTGAGTAATTGCCCTAGCTTACGTTGTGCGGATTGCGCGGTCGCAATTTGATGGTTTTTCGGGCTCACATTACCGGGTTTGAGTTCCAGAGCATCATTCATCTCTTGCAAAATGGCATTCAGCTTAGTCTCAAATTGCTTAAGCTCAGCCGCATACTTGGGGTTATGTTGCAGCACCGCCTCTTCTCGAACTAGGCTTTCCACCAACAGTAAACGAAGGTTAGCCAACAAACTGGGCGTCCCTCCTTTGGGCTGATTCTGATAAGGAAACAGCAACTCCATCACCGCTTGCCAACTCTCTTTGGCTTGATTGGCGACCGCTTTTTGCAGTGCACCAAAACTCGATTGAACGGGTTCAATCCATCTCTTAAACCATGCTTTCTCCTGAATACGTTCATCCCCCGTGAACGTATCCCAGTTAGCGATTGCGGTCGCAAACGCCACCATATCACTAGGATTACTTGTAGAGAGAAAAGCGGTGCTAAACCCTTGGATATGGTTGTTAATGGCTTGATTTGCCTGCAGGGAAAAGCCTGTTGACGCGAGGGCCATGAGGTTTTTCGGTGAATCAAAACTGAGATCTTTTTTTAGGATCTCAAGCGATTTTTCATCATGATTGACTTGCGTAACCACCACTAAAAATTGGCTAGTTAATGCTAACAAATACGCTTGCTGAACCTCATCTTGGTTATCCATACCAAACAGAAGCGGGTCAAGGCCGAGCTGGTTGAAGGCAGACATAAACTGCGCATAGTGTTGTTTAATCTGTTCATCCAATCCTTTGAGCTCGGTGTAATGCTCCACCAAAAAGTTATCTAAATCCGCCCAACGCACTTCATCAATAAAGCTGTTGTCTTTTTTGCGCCACTTGCGCATCTGAGCACTGGTGGGTTCAAAGCGATAGAGTGTTTTCAATTCCGCCAGTTTCTGCTCCGCTTGCTGCTGCATCAAGGCATAGTTTCCCGATGGGGAATGCCCTTCACTGGCTAAATGATGAGATTCGATTTCGGCCAATTTTGCCGTAGCACAATATTCAGTAATGGCTCTTTCTAGCTCTAAAATACGGATCGGATCTTGTTTTACAAAATCGGGAATTTCTTTTTCTTCAAGACGAATTCGGCCTAATGTGCGTGTCAGCTCTGCCATCTGCATTTTATGCTGTTGCGTTTCATCACCAATCGCTTTAGTTCGCTTTGCCACTTGGGTAGTAAAAGTAACAAATAAATCTGACACATCCGCTAAAGGGTCATTCAGCGCCACAAATAAACCGCAGTTTTGCTCCGGCAAATCTTGCAAATAATCACTGCTGCTTACCACCGCTTTGTCGGCAACGAATTTGAATTCCGTACCTTTCACCGCTTCTTCACTTTTCTCTACCGGTAATGAAGGGGTACAGGTATCTTTAAAAATATCCTGCTCAGCTGGCGTCCCGATGTCCGCCACATAGTCTTCAAGATACTGAGCAAAATGTGCATGAGGGTGAGTACCATTGGACTCAAACTGTTTAAGGCTCACTTTACGCATCACAGCATGACGGCTGCTGGTATTGGAGCGCATATGCTCACACACTCGCCACGTCCATCGTTGATGCGCATAACCGATAGAGAGCGTGTGCTGGGCGGGATAGAGTAAACAGCTTTTGCTTTCACCTTTCGAACCGCGCTCGTGAGTGGGTTTGTTTGCCTCATCATCAGACCAATCAATTTTGGTCAACTTGCAGCCAACGACTTCATATTCGTGCAGTGTTTTTGCTGTTTCATCATAGACATAGAGCCAGCCATCACGCAGTTGCCTTAAAGTGTAACTGCGCTGCTTGATAGAGAATTGACCTTTCCACTGTCGATCCGCTTTGGGTAAAGGATGTAATGCTTGACCTTGATCATCATAAACATCAAAGGCGTAACGAACAGGAATTATCCCTATTAACGGCTGTTTAAAAGGACATGCACTGGCGGGATTTTGCGCATCATTGGTCTGTCCTGTTTTCGCAGCTTGATTGGGATTACTCATCCTTGTACCTCCTGTGATGATTGTGAATGTTGATAAGCCAGCTCTGCGGCAGCTTCAATGCGTTGCGAAGGCGTACGACTTGAAGCCTGATGCAACAAAGGATCAATCTCGGGATACTTCCCTTTTTCAAGAGCATCAACACCTAAAAACCCCAACACATTAAAAAACAGCATTAAATCTCGCTCACTGCTAAAGCCCTGCTGGTAAGCCCATTGAGCATGACGATGAAATAGTTCAGGGTCAGACTGCCACTGCTGCGCTAAATCCGGGAACCACTGCTGCACATGCCGCTCGACCGTTTCTAAGGTATTAAGCCATGTGATGTTGCCAAGCCGTTGCCACTGCTCATCGGTTAACTTGAATCGCACAGGAGTGTCTTGAGTCGCCGTCAGTTCGGGTCGTTGCACATATTGCCAACCTTGACGTGTCGGCAACCAAGCTCGATTGATCACTTTCCACAGCGGTTGGCATTGGGTACTCAAAAGTACATACGCGCATTCACTGTTCGCCATTTTAAGAAACACCGTTGAACCATAAGGGGACTCCACTTGGATCAAACGACGCAGTTGTTCAGCAATCTCTTCAATAGAATCTAAAGAAGCAAAAAAGAACCCAGCTAACCCCTGATTCTGCTCAAGGAACCAGGTTTTAACCGTATCCGTTGCTAACACGAGATAAGGAGACACCTCTTTAAGCTGCTCAAAAGGCGGAAAAAGGTACAAAGGCTCCAAAACCAATTCACCCGATAGACGATACAAGGCTTGTGCTAGATGGCTGATTTGAGCACCATCAACCAAAAGGTAAAGCCTTTCTTGTGTATCCATTTCCATCTCTGGAACCAAGCTCACCCAGTTATGCACGACAAAGGAATTTGTTGAACGCATTAATTTCCCTTGGCCTCTTCACACACTTCACACACAGGTGCAGGACCTTTGAGTGCTTCA